ACCTTAACTGCAGCTTTAGGCGGAGGAGCCACACCACACATTTTGCTGCACACCGGCGATCCGGGACCAAACGCGGCCTCAAACGTGGCCCAATACGACTCGAGCCCGATCGCCAGAAAAGCGATCGCATTTGGCGATGGCCCAGAAGCGCATCCCTCGAATACAGAGCAGCGAGCTTTAAACACCGCCGGAGCGGAGCCCGCCGTCGAGTGGACCGGCAGCCAGATTGATGCCGCCCAGGAAATCACCCATTTTTCGATCTGGAGCGCGTCAACCGCTGGACAGGTTGAATTTATCGCAGCCGTAGCCACACCTAAAACCACCGGCTCCGACGGCGTCCGGATCGGCATCGGAGACATCGAAGTAGCGATCGGCGTATTTGCGAAAGAGCCCGCCTAAGGGAGGCATAGCAAATGAGCGATAACATTAGGATTTACAAAGACAGCCCTACCGCCGGAGGCACCAACGGCACCCTGGTCTCGACCGGGACCGGAGCCTCGCCGATCGAATCAGGCTACATTTTGGCACCCGGATCGGACTACACCGAGGGAGAATGGATCAAGCTCGCCCTGCGCTGCCAATCGGGCTACAAAACCGTAGAGGCAAGCAGCCGCCACGCCAGAGTAACGATCGAGGATTCGACCCACGTTACCAAATGGCAGCTGGCACCGGACAACGCAGGCACACCAGGAACCCCGATGTCCTGGGGAGCATCCCTTGATTTCGCCTCAGAGATCGGAGCAACAAATACCATCTTTTGGGCCAGAGCCAGAGTTCAGACCGGAGAGGGCGCCGCGAACGATACCTCGGTCGATATCGAGGTAAACGCAGCGCTGGCCGCAGCCTAAACAAGAAGCAGGAGAGCTGCCGATGGCGACCGTTAATTTTGATTACAAAAAAAGCTGGAGTGGAGAAGGGACGCAGGGGAACATTCTCATCGAGAGGTTTCCCGCGTCCGACCTTTACCCGGGCAGCGGCACCTACCCGATGTTCGCCTACCAGGAGCGGATCATGTATTTGGAGTGGGAGATCGGAGGGACGGTCGCCGGGCGCCAGATCATAACCGACAAAAGCAATATGGACACCGACGAAATTACGACGGTCGTCACCCTGGCAGCCGGAGTAGGAACCGGGACGATCCAGAAGCTGCATTGGTATGCAGGCATCGACGCCACAGCTACGATCGGCACCGGAATTTTGGTCGTTACGGAGGAGCCGAACCAGGCCAAAGCCTCCGGAGACATTTGGGTTATCACCAGGATCGACCAATGGGAAGAAGAAGCGGTCCCGAACACCTACACCGCGGACACCGTCCGCACGATCGCAAATTCAAACACCTACGCAGCCGATACCAGGCGCCAGGTCATTGAAACCGGGACCTACCCAGGCGACACCAAGAGAGAGATCGCCGCGAACAATTCATACGCCGCGGACACAAAAAGGCAGATCACCGAAAGCGGAGAATATGCCGGAGACACCGAGCGCCAGGTCATTGAAACCGGCAATTACGAAGCGGACACCGAAAGACAAATCATCGAAACAGGCGCCTACGCGGCAGACACCGAGCGCCAGATTTACGAGCCGGGACTCTATGCCGCGGACACCGAGCGACTAATTTTGGAGCCAGGCACCTACGAAGCTGATACCGAGCGCCAAATAATAGAGCAGGCCGATTACCAGGCAGACACCGAGCGCCAGGTTTTAGAACCGGGCCAATATGCGGCAGACACCGAAAGAGAAATTTTAGAGCCCGGGACCTACCCGGCAGACACGGTCAGGCAGATCACCGATTACATTAGCCTGGCCGGAAAAACCGCGACGGCAACCAGGACCGACGCCGCACTAAACACGGCGATCACCCTTACCGGAAAAGCACCAAGCGCGACCCGGACCGCAGCGGGAATAAGCGTTATTGTCACCCTAACCCAGAAAACAAGCAGCACGACCAGGGCCACGATCGTCATGGATACCCAGGTCGGCATTCACATTAGATCACCGAGCAGCACCAGGGCAACTGCAGAACTCACCCTCATTTGGGCCATTACGGAACCAGCAACCGAGATCGCAAATACGCGGGCCACCCTCCACGGCCAAGGCGTATTTCCCGCGGAGGTGGCGTAAATGGCCTGGATAAGACCAACCTCACACACAGCTAACGGATGGACCTCACCCGAAAACGCCTACGACGGAAATACCGGGACCAGCGCCAGCTACAGCATCGCGCGAAACGCCTGGTCGCCCTACCTCGAGATGCACTTGGCATCAGCGGTCATTAGCGATATTAGATTTTACACCAGCCGCCAGAAATCCAAAGTAACCCTCGTCCAGACAGATGTTTATCACGACGGCGCCTGGGATAACGTTTATCAAGGGGAACCGGCAGACGGCGGATCATCGGTCCTGGTCCAACTGGACCAAAATTATGAAATAACCGGAATTAGGCTGAGATTTTATTCCACAGCAACCGGACGGACCGCCTACATCCATGATACTGAGTTATTCGAGGTCGAAGCGGCGCCAACGTTGTTGGCCGGAAGGTCGGCTACGACAACCAGGTCAAGCGGAACCCTCACCAGCGGAATTACTTTAGCCGGGCGAACCGGCAGCAGCACCAGGGCTACGGTAAACATAAGCTCGGCCAGCTACTTTAACAATAACAGCAGCCGGACGGCCACCAGGACCGCGGCAGCGATTGAAAGCATTGTGACCTTAAGCGGAAGAGCAGCCAGCACGACCAGGTCAACCGTAACGCTCCAGGTCGTCGAACCGACCGAAATCGAAGGGCTTTCCCAGACCGGGACCAGGAGCACCCTGGCCATGGAGACCCAGATATCGCTGGCCGGGAGGAGCTCCGGCACGACCCGGACCACCGCAGCGATTGAAAGCACCGCCCGAATCAGCGGTAAATCGAGCAGCCCCACCCGGGCCACCGCGGCCCTGCAGCTAATAGAACAGGTCGAGATGGCCGGGAGCTCATTAACACAGACCAGGGAAACGACAGAGATCACACCACAGGAAGAGGCAGCCGCGGTCTATTTCGAATACCGCGAAATAAGCGATCCGGAAAATGCATGGCAAGAGACGGAAAAACAGCGCCTTGAAGAAGCCGGGCCCTTCCAGGAAACCATAACCGACCTGGTGGCCGATACCGATTACGAATTCCGGGCTGTGCTGGAAACAGGCGGAGAATTATACTATGGCGATATCCTCAGCTTCCAGACCAGCGGAGAACCGATACCGGAAGAAATTGAAGGACGCAGCGCAACCGGGACCCGGGCCACGGCAGAGATCGAGGCCGCCTTGCACTTGGCAGGAATAAGCCAAGCGGCGACCAGGGCGACAGCCGCCCTCGAAAGCGACATAGAGCTCGCCGGAGATTCGCGAACTACGACCCGCAGCGAAGGTGACATTATCGCCAGCAGGAGGATCACCGGCAAGAGCTTAACGGAAAGCCGCGGGACCGCCAGCCTGCAAATAGGCATAACCGAACTGAGCGGCAGGTCAACCAGCGAAGCCAGAGCCAGCCTGGCCATTGAAACCGCCACAGGGCTAAACGGCAAGTCAGCCACCGGGACCCGGGCAATCGCAAAGACAACCAGCCAGGTAAGCATAAACGGGCGGTCAGCGACCAGCACCAGAACAGCCGCGCTCCTGACTACCGGCACGAAAATAGCCGGACGATCGGCGACAGCAACCCGGGCCAGCGCGATCACCGAGAACACCATCGCCCTGACCGGAGCTTCAAGAACGATCACCCGGGCCCAGGGCTCGATCGACGGCTCGACGCATCTGAGCGGACGCACATTAACAGCCACCCGGGCGACCACCGAGATCGAAAGCCTCACCGGAATTGATGGCCGCTCGAGCAGCACGACCCGGGCGGAGGTAGCGCTCGAATCTGGGACCAGCCTCGCCATGCGGTCGGCCACAAATACCCGGGCGGAAGCAGCGCTCGAAACCGAGACAACTTTAAGCGGCAGGAGCACCACAGCCACCCGGAGCTCCCTGGCCATTGAAATAATGCCCATCGCGCTAAGCGGACGCAGCAGCACACCGACCAGGGCCATAGCCTACACGGAAATAGACAACACCATCACCCTCAGAGGCAGGAGCTCAACCGGGACCAGGAGCGCGATCGGCCTCGAAACCCAGATCGGGCTCGCGGTCGATTCCAGGACGGCAACCCGGGCCAGCGCGGAAATAAGCACCGCGGAGCTGATCAAAGGCGAATCGAGGTCCGGCACCAGGTCTATCGCAGCGATAGACGCAGCCATACCGATCAACGGAGAATCAAAAAGTAGCACCAGGGCGACCGCCAGCCTGGAAGTAGCGACAGCCCTAACAGGCAAAAGCACAACCGGCACCAGGGCCCGGGCGGAATTAAGCTCGCCCGATTACGAAATGTTAAGCGGCGCCAGCCGGACAGCAAACAGGGCCACCGCTACGCTCGAAGCCCAGGTAAACCTGAGTGGAAATGCCACAGCACCGACCAGGGCGACGGCAGACATTTCGATCGCAACGCCGGTCAGCGGGACCAGCCAGACAGCAACTCGGGCGGAGCTGGCCGTCGAAACGGAAATAGCGCTTGCCGGAAAGGCCAGCGCCGGGACCAGGACCCAGGCTGACATTGAAGCAGCAATCATCCTCGCGGCAGAGAGCAGGACCGCAAACAGAGCCCAGGCCGCGATAGAATTGGCAGCAAACCTTAGCGGAAAGAGCACGACCGGGACCAGGGCGGAAGCCCGGTTGATAACCGACGCGGAAGCCATAACCGGGCGGAGCTTTACCAATTCTCGAACTAATGCTAAAATTAAGACAGTTATTCCGACGATCGAGCCGGAAGAAATTTACCTGGTAGCGCTACCAGCCGACTTTTATCTAAACGAAGAAGCGGACCAGTGGAGAATAAAGGCAGCGGAGCCGGACTTCATTTTGAGGGAGTTGAAATTATGAGATCATTCATCAAGGGCGCCATAAGGGAATTAGCGATCGAGGTCCGGAGGAAATCATGCGAGGACGAATTCACGATCGAATCCGGCAGCTACGAGGTAAAGAACAGCGCGATGGAAGTTGTCCAGGAGGGAACCCTTTTCATCGACGGCCACCGGGCCTCGTTTTTGGTGGACACCACCCTCGAGGGATACGTGATCAACCAGACCTACACGCCTTATTGGACGATCGCGATTGCGGAAATGGAGAAGGTGATCATCGAGAAAATCAGCCCCTTCGTGATTACGGAATAAAGGGAGGAAAGAGCCATGGCAGCGCCAGAAGAATATTACAGCAGCGTAAAGGACGTAATTGATACGACCGGGATACAGGCCCAGGACCTTGGATTTCCAACCGACGACCTGATGAAGGACTGGATCGGCGCCCGGCTAATTGAAATCAAGGATATGATCGACCGGGACCGCAACCGGGACTTCGCCGCGGAGGCAGCCGAAAAAGGGACAGACATTCCACCCGGGATTCACGGCATCGCGCTCCGGATGATGAGCAACCTGGTCGGCGCCGCAACGCTGCGCCGAACCACGCCAATTATCAGAGTAGACGACTTTACGATCAAGGGCCTGGAGGACCAGGTATTCACCGAGCCGATCAGAAAAGACCTGCGCCGCTTCCCGGCAAAATTAGACGGCATCATAAGGCGGCTCGGATTCGTGGTCATGACTAAAAACGGAGCGGCAGCGGAGGAAGAGGAATAAAAAATGCCTAACCCGCCGATACAATACGAGGTCGAATTTAACGATGAGGATATCCGCCGCTTCGCGGAGCTGGCCACCCAGGTTTTCAGCCGGGCCACAGAGCTGCTCGCCCAGGAAGTTTGGGGAAACATCATGCGGGAGTCACCGACGGACCACGGACGGCTCGCGGGCAGCTTCGCGATAGAGCAAATAAACGATTACGATTGGCGGATTTACACCAACGTCGAATACGCGCTCTGGGTTCACGAAGGAACCGGAATCCACGGACCGACAGGGCAGAGAATCGTCCCGGTCCAGGCCAATGTTTTAGTTTTCGACTGGCTCGGGAAAACCTGGTTTTTAAGGTCGGTAGAAGGACAAAAACCTAACCCATACGCGGACCGGGCGATCGACCAGGCAGACAGCCGGGTAGAAGAATTTGTCGCCAGAGCGATGAGGGAAACGGGGGCAGCATAAATGCCAGAGCTGATAAGTTTAGACAAAGCCTTAGAAGGAATCATGGACGGAATCATGGACAGGCTCAAACCGGCGATCGGAGCGGGCAACGCGCTCGAGGGCGTCAAAACCCTGATCCGCGGAGACCGGAGCAGACCGGCGCCGACGACACCAGCAATTTGGGTAAGAAGCCTCACCGCATCATGCGACCAGAGCCAGCGGAGCTACACTGAAAAATGGACGCTAAACGTTTTAGTTTTAGCGATAGTCAAAAACAACGATCCGGAAAAAGGCTACATGGAAGCAACCACCCTGGCAGCCCGGGCCCGGAGCGAAATTTTAAAAGACAGGACCCTGGGCAAGAGGGCCTACATCCAGGATGTCAGGAGCGGAAATTTCGAGATGGGCGGACCAAACCTACAGAACGAATCGCTATTCGCAGCGACAGCAACCATCGAGGTCCATTTCGTCATTTTAGAGAACAACCCTTAAACGGAGGAGGAATTAATTATGGCAGGAATTAGACGTTATTGCGGAATCGCGGAGGAATACGAATATGGAGAAGCACCGGCGCCAGCAGCAGTGGTCCACCTTGACATTGCCAGCGCCAGCCTGGACGCACCGAGCAACACAAACATTATTTACGACGGCGGCGCCAGGAGAACAGCCAGGATATTCCGCCCGGGATTTTACGCGCCCGGAGGGAATATCGTTTACGGCCTCGACGTCCGCACGATCGGCTGGTTTTTGAAGTGGGCCTTAGGCAGCTACAAATACACAGCCAGCGGCGGGACCGGCAGCTTGAACCTACACGAAGCATGGGGCACGGAGGACGTTCTGCTCCCAAGTTTTTGCGCCCGCGTAGGGAAAGACATTTTCGAGCACGTTTTTTCGGGATGCGTCGTTAACAGCCTCCAGATAAACGTAGGCTCAGAACTTTGCATGGCCACAGTAGATATCGCGGCCAGCAAGGACAGCAAGTCAGCGCTCGAGGTTGGAGAGCTATTATTCCCAGAGGAATACCCGCTCGCCTTCCACGAAGTTACCGCCTACCTGATCGGCGAAGGGGACCCAAGCGGAGACCTTTCGATCAGCGCCAAGGTCAAGGAATTCACGCTGAACATTAACAACAGCGCCAGTGCGGACGGAGGCCGTCACATCGGCAGCCGCTACCCAGCCAGGATTCCAGCGGGCGACCGGGAAACCACCCTTTCGCTGCAGCTATTTTATGAGGACACCATCATGCTGGAACGGCTCTGGGGCGCCAGCACCGGCCCGAACGATTGCGGCTCAGAGGAATACGGTATCAAGCTGGTCCTGGACACCTCACCATGCGAGGACCACGGAAAAGTAGAAATTTATTTACCGAAGGTCGTTAACACCGCGGTCAGCCAGCAGCCCAGTGGAAGATCGGAAACCGTTCAGACCGTAGAGGCCCGGGCCTTAATGACAGACCTGACCTTGGCCAGCGGCGAGGTCGAGGGCGAAATTTTGTGCTCGATCGAAAACAATGAAGAGGAAATGGCCGCAACCAGCTAAACCAATCGCAAAGAGAAGGGATGAGCAGAATGAGCGAGGGCAACATTAAATTAACCAAGGCCCAGGTGATGGCCGGGAAAGACTTAACCAAAGAGATAGAGGTAAAAGCCTGGGGCGGGACGGTCATTATCCGCCCCTTAACCGAGAAGCAATACGCCCAGGTCGAGAGCATAAAAGTAACCGGCACCCACCTCAAGGGCGGAGCGGTTTACGATGAAGATGGAAACGTCGATAAGGAAAAATCGGCAGCAGGAATGCAGGCGGAGATCGACCTGGAAAAAACAACTTACGCAGAATTCGAGGCAAACGCCACCGCGGTATTTTACGGCATGGCCTTCGCCTCCGGGGAAAAGCTGGACACCGTAGAAGAAGCGATGGACCTGACACCACCCGGAGTCATTAAAGAAATCGCCCGGGCAATTTACGAAATATCCGGCGTCACCAGTAAGGAGGCTGCGGAGACGCTTAAGAAATTTCGCGACAAGCCGGGAAGGACAGCAAATAGCGATCCTGCACCTAAACGGACTGCCGCTGGAAGCTAAGCAGGGAGACCTGACCAGGCTCCAGAGCCAATTTTTATTATTGGCGCTTCCGAAAGCAATCCGCCAAATCACCGGAGCAGGAAAAACCGGGACCGCGGATCAGGGCGCCAGTAAGGAAGAGCTACGCAGCATTTTAAGTAACGCAGCAAAGGAACGAAAGGAAAGGCGCCGGAAAGAGGAGGGATAGGCCTTGGCCATAATGGAAGTCATTATTAAAGCAATCGACCAGGCCAGCGACGTAGTAGGCGGAATAGCCGATAAAACCAAAGCGGCCGCCGGAGCGATCAAGACCAATTGGGTAGCGATCGGAGCAGCGGGCGCCGCGGCCGGAGCCGCATTCGAAGCAGCCGCCAGGTCCCAGGCGCCCCTAACCGAGCAGACCAAAAAGCTGGCAGCCAGCCTCGACATGACGACCGACGAAGTCAGGGATTTAGCGATCGGTATGAGCAACGTAACCTTCCCGATCGAGGACGTTTTAGCCCTCATGGAAACCGGGAAGCAGCGCGGCCTTGACACGGCGGAGGCCCTCGAAAGATACGCCACGAATTGGGACATGATCGGAGACGCGACCGGGCTGGCCGGACCCATGCTCGCTGAGGCCGGAGTAGCCCTTCAGATTTTAGGGATCAGCGCCGGGGAAGAAGAAAAAGCCCTGGCCGCTTTCGGATACATAACCGAGCACACGACCAGCAACGTAGCCGATTTTATGAACATCATCGAGCGCGTAGGCCCAGAAATGGCCGATATGGGCATGGACATAGACGACGCGGCAGCCCTTTTAGGAATCCTCGAAAACGAAATGGGCCTAACCGGCCGGGCAGCCAGGCAGGAGCTCCAAGCCGCGATTAAAGACGCCGACGGCGACATGGGCAAAATGCTCGAGACATTAGGAGTAAGCAGCGACACCTTCGGGGAATACCGCCAGCAGGTTTCAGATTCCAGCGACATCATTCAGCGCAACGCCGACATTCACGGAGAGAGCTACACCACCCTGCAGAAAATGCAGCACGCCGCCAGCGAGCTCACCTACAAATACGGCGACCTGATCGGGACCGTAGGAAATTTAGCCCCGCTCATGATGGGCCTCGGCCCGATCATAAAGGGCCTCTCACTGGCCAAAGGAGCCATGGCCGCGATCACCAGCGGGAGCCTCATCCCGGCGATCGGCGCTGCGGCGACCAGCGTTTGGACTTTTACGGCAGCGCTTTTAGCGAACCCGATCACCTGGATAGTAGTAGCGATCATAGCCCTGATCGCCGCGATCGTCCTGCTTTGGAAGAATTGGGACCAGGTCAGCGAATGGCTAATAAAATCCTGGGAGGTCGTAAAGGAAAAAGCCGCAGAAATTTGGGGCGCGATCGTAGAATTATTCACGAATATCTGGGAAGGAATTAAGGGCATTTTTTCCGGAGGCACCGATGCCGTAAAGAACAAAGCCAGCGAAACCTGGTCCAGCATAAAGGACACGACCGAAAACGTTTGGGGAAACATAAAAGACTTTTTCGGCAAGACCTGGGACAGCATCCGCGAGATCGGAGACGGCAAAGCCGGAGAACTGCTCGACCGAGTCACCGGACGGTTCACGGCAATTTTTGAATTCATAACCGAGATATGGGACGAGATAGTAAGGTTTTTTACAGAAATTTGGGAAGCGATCAAAGCCTTATTCCGCGGAGACCTGGAGGCCGTAGAGGACCACCTCAGGTCAGCATACGGCAGAATTTTCGAGTTCATCGGAGAAATCTGGACCAGGATTAAAAACTTTTTCGCAGACACCTGGAAAACGATCACCGCGACCTTCAGCACCGCCCTGGGAACCACGATTGACAGAATCAAATCCTGGGTAACCGATTTATGGAGCAACGCCCAGGCAGCCGCCAAGAGGCTAACCGAAGGATTTATGGACACGGTCAAGAACCTGCCGAATCTTTTAGGGGACACATTAAAAGCGGTCGTCACCAAGATCATGAGCTTCGGCGGAGAATTATGGAATGCAGCCAAAAAGGCCGGAGAAAGCATTTGGGGCGGAATCAAAAACGGGCTCGGCATAAGCTCACCATCATACGCCGAAAGAGCGATCGACGCGATCGCGGAGCGGGCCTCCAGGCTACCAGGAGAAATGAAGCAGAGCTTCTCCAGGCTAAAAGACATCACCCCAGAATTTGGCGACGGAGACCCGGGCTTCGATTTCGGCGGAGACTGGCCAGGACCACCCGGCACCGGAATGGCCGGGCCCAGGACGATCAACGTCACCGTAGAGCTTGACAGCGAGACCCTGCTCCGGGCGATCGGCGAACCGCTGGTCGAGGAAATCAGGCTAAAGGCGGCGCTGCGGATATGATAAAAATTACGATCTCAGGAGTAGAGCAGGAATTCGTAAAGGACGATTTCCGGATTGACAAGGCGGTCGACGAAAGATCGACCTGCCGATTTACGGTAACCGACTGGACCGGCGAAAAGGTTTTCCGGCGCGGCCAGCCGGTCCTGGTCTACCAGGGCGAAACCCTAAAATACGGCGGGATTATCGAGACGGCCAAGCGGCGCCGGAAGAGCTCCAAGGCCGCGGTCCTTCACGCGATCACCTGCATCGATTGGCATTATTTGACCGACAAAAGAATCGTGGCCCGGGCTTACGAGAAAATGACACCAGGGGCAATTATTACGGCATTGCACACCGATTACCTGACGGAAGAAGGAATCACCCTCGGAACGATAGACCCGGGGGAAACAATAGAGGATACCGTATTTAATTACATCCCGGCCTCCAGGGCCATCGACGCCTTAAAGGAAGCAACCAATTACTGGTGGATTATCAGCCCGGACAAAAGCCTCGATTTTATGGCACCAGAGCATTACGTCTACCCGGACACGATCACCTGGGAGGACATGATCGGAGACCCGCAGGTTGAAGAGGGCAACCCGAAATACCGCAACCGCCAATGGATCAGAGGCGGGCGGGACCTGACCGGAGAACAGATCGAATACAAGAAAGGCGACGGAGAATCCCAGGACTTTGTTTTGGGCTACCGCGTAGGGACGGTCCCGACTTTTGAAATCAGCTACGACGGAGGAGCTTACCAGGAAGAACACCGCGGGATTAAGGGCCTGGACGTTACACCGAAAGGAGTGGTCAGCACCGACGGAACCGCGGTCACCAGGATCAGCGGGACCAGGTTTATGCCAGCCTGGGAAGGCCGGGCCATCATCATAAACGAAGTCAGATACACGGTCGCCGGATATATAGACGACACGAATCTAACCCTAACCGAATCAGCCGGGACTCAGGCGTCAGTAGATTTTATTGTTCCGATCTGGTTTTGGGAAAAATACTCAGAGACCGTAACCAGGGACCGCGAGCTCCCGCCATTAGTAGCCGCGGACCTGATGAAGATCACCTACCGCGGCCTGGTAGACATTATCGTCCGCAACCAGGACAACCAGGCGATTTTAGACCTCCAGGAAATCGAGGGCAGCGGGACCGGATTCGTAGAAGCGATTATGGAAATGGACAACCCGAGCAGGCAGGCAGCATTCGAGGCAGGGGCCAGCGCCCTGGCTAAATACGCCCGGGAAGGAAAAACAATAAAATTCAAAACCTTAAAAGAGGGCATCGAGCCAGGCCACCTGGTCACGATCGACCTGCCGGAATATTATTTGGAGGAGGCCGAAATGCTGGTCGAATCGGTCCAGGTTTTTTGCGCCAGCACGACCGAATTAGGATACGACATTAAAGCAGTAGAAGGACCGACTCACGGCAGCTGGACCAAGTTTTTTGGCGAGCTGGCCACCCGAGGCGAAACCATGGTCGTCCGGGAAAACATTTCGGAAATCGAAATTCTAACCTTACTTTTCGAATTCAGCAAGAATTGGGCCTTAGAGCCGAACGAGCTAAATATCATGAAGAGAGTAACACCCGGAGCAGACCTTTACCCGGGCGCCGACACATTTCCAATGTTTGACTACGGCGACCGGATTAAATACATCGAATGGAAGGTTGACGGCGCGGTCGTAGGCCGGAAGCAAATGATGGACCGCCAGGACATGGAGACCGACACGATTTTAACAGCCGGATATTTGGCGCCCTACGAGGCGATCGGCATGGTCGAGGAAATTCACTGGTATGGAGGAATCGACGCAGCAGCCGAAAAAGGCACCGGCATCAAAGTGATCAGCGAAACCTTCGACCAGGAGAAAACCAAATCAGAAAGCTGGGACATCCGGCGGACAGACAGGTGGGAGGAATAATGGGCTACACGAAAACAACCTGGGTAGACGGCACGACCGAAATTACGCCAGCGCGGCTCCGAAACCTGGAAACACAATACGACGAGGTCATAGCCGAGTGGGAGACAAACCCAATAAGAACCTTAGTCAACCAGGCCCTGGCCGTAGAGGTTCTGGCCTCGGCTCCCAGCCACGCGGTCGGGCGGATTTATTTAAACAGCACCGATAAAGAGTTATACATTTCAGATGGCAGCGCCTGGATTGAATTAAGCGAAAACGCGGAGGAGGAATAACCCATGGCCTACACAAAGAACACTTGGACCGAGGGCTTAGCAATTACCCACACCAGGCTAAATAACCTGGAGACGCAATATGACGAAGCGGTCGCGGAAGGAATCAACATACGGAAAGACAGCACCAAAGAGATAAGGGTTCAGGTCGGAACCTCGCTACCAGGCAGCCCAGCAGCGGGCATGATGTTTTTCCACACCGAGCTCAACGTCATGTATTTTTACGACGGCACGGCCTGGAGACTGTTCAAGGGCGGGCTTTATTTAGGCGGGCCAGAAAAAGAAACCACAGTGGTCACAACCACCAGGGACACCGCAGCAGTATTAGTTCACGACGGCTTTTTATACTACACCCGCGGAGTCGGTTACACTGACTGGTATAAATACAACATCGCAACCAAAACACACGCGACAAAACCAGCGGACCTCGGGTTTTCCGCCAGGTTTGAGAACAAGTTGATGGCTGGGCCATCAGGCATAATTTTATTAAGAGTAGGACCATCAAGCGGCTCAGACGGAATTTCCAGATACACGATAGGCGCCAATGTCTGGGAACACTGGTGGATGTCGATATCAGGAAGCGTCCACGGCGGAGATTTAATTTTCGACGGCGACAACACTTTTTATTACAAGCAAGGCTCTGGCTCAAACCTTTTCCGGAAACAGACTTACGGAACAGCTGGCACCTGGACGGCCCTGGCGACCACGCCAATAAACACAACCCACGCAGCACTTTGCTACGACGGAGGCAATTTTATTTACTGCACCTCCGGAAACAGCGACGGCGTATTTATGCGGTATTCAATAAGTGGAAATACCTGGAGCTACATGACTTCTTGCCCAGGGGCTTATTGGAGAGCAGGCGGGCGGCTAAAAATGTTAGGACCAAGCCACCTCGTAGCCATGGAATCAAGGCAGGCATATTACTACGTCAACAACGGAACCCAGTATCAATTCAACAAATTATTCATTTACGACATCGCCGCAAATTCGTGGATACAAACGGGAATCGGAGCACCCTACGACAGAGAATTTAGTGAATATGCACAGGCAGCCTTTGACATGACCTACCAATACGACGCGGTAACACCCAGGCTTTGGTTTGTGACTACGGAC